AGTTATGAGGAACTCATCGCCCTGACCCGCTATGCCCGCTGGCGTCCTGAGGATGCGCGGCGGGAGACTTGGCCTGAGACGGTCAATCGGCTGATGAACTTTTGGGAAAACCGCCTTGCCAATATGACGGCTGAGGGGGGTAACGCTGACCTGCTTTCGGCTTGGGACTCGATGCGCAAGCAGGTTCGGCAGGCCATTGTTGACCGCGAGGTCATGCCGAGCATGCGGAGCCTCATGACCGCAGGGGAGGCGCTAGAGCGCGATGAAGTGGCTGGATACAACTGTTCCTTCCTCGCGGTAGACAGTCCGCGTGCCTTTGATGAGGCCATGTACATCCTCCTGTGCGGCACCGGCGTGGGCTTCAGCGTTGAGGAGCAGTACACCAGCCAGCTTCCGCCAGTCTCAGACTCTTTCGCAGCCACCGACACCGTGCTGACCGTGCCTGACAGCAAGATTGGTTGGGCCACGAGCTTCCGTGAGCTGCTGTCCCTGCTCTGGGCTGGCCGAGTGCCGTCCATTGACTACAGCCGCATTCGCGCAGCTGGCGTGCCGCTCAAGACCTTTGGTGGCCGTGCCTCTGGCCCTGACCCTTTGAAAGACCTCTTTAATTTCAGCGTTGACCTATTCAAAAAAGCAGCAGGTAGAAAGCTGCGCCCTATTGAGTGCCATGACCTGCTGTGCAAGGTCGGTGAGATTGTGGTGGTGGGTGGTGTCCGCCGCTCAGCGATGATTAGCTTGAGCGACCTCGGCAACGAGCAGATGCGCGTAGCGAAGTCCGGCAACTGGTGGGAAAGCGCGCCCCACCGTGCGCTGGCCAACAACTCCGCTGTGTTCAATGGCCGGCCTGACATTGACACGTTCATGCGCGAGTGGACATCACTGATTGAGTCCAAGTCTGGTGAGCGCGGCATGTTCAATCGCCAGGCAGCCAAGATGATTTGCGAGAAGATTGGGCGTGACGCCAACCATGAGTTCGGCACCAATCCGTGCTCTGAAATCATCCTGCGTCCACAGCAGTTCTGCAACCTGTCTGAAGTGGTGGTGCGCAGTGATGACACCATCGAGGACTTGGTGCAGAAGGTCATCATCGCCACCATCCTCGGCACGCTGCAAGCCACGCTGACCAACTTCCGGTATCTGTCCAAGCGTTGGAAGAAGAACTGCGAGGAGGAGCGCTTGTTGGGCGTGAGTCTGACTGGGTTCTTCGATCGCACCACTGGCCCCGACTGCCGTCCACTCGACGGCCAAGAGCTTGAACACCTGCGCGACGTAGCACGCGAAACCAACAAGCACTGGGCAAAGCTGCTCGGCATCAACGAAGCCGCAGCCATCACCTGTGTGAAACCTTCAGGTACTGTCAGTCAGCTTGTGAACTCAGCCAGTGGATTACACCCGCGTCATTCCAAGCACTACATCCGCCGCATCCGTCAGGACATGAAAGACCCCGTGACCCAGCTGCTGATTGACCAAGGCGTGCCGGGTGAGCCAGAGCGCTTCAATCCGGACAACACCTATGTGTTCGAATTCCCGGTCGCATCACCCGAGGACTGCCTCACCCGTGATGACCTGACCGCAGTGGAGCAGCTTGAGGTGTGGCTGACCGTGCAGAAGCATTGGTGCGAGCACAAGCCATCCGTCACCATCAACGTCCGTGAAGATGAATGGCTGGAGGTCGGTGACTTTGTGTGGAAGAACTTTGATTGGATGTCTGGCGTGAGCTTCCTGCCCTATGATGGCGGCACTTACTTGCAGGCACCCTATGAGGAGATTGACGAGGAAAAATACAAAGAACTCGTTGACAAGATGCCCGAGGTCAACTTTAATGAGCTTGGCCGTTACGAGGCTGAAGACCACACCACAGCGAGTCAGGAGCTTGCTTGTGTGGGTGGAAAATGTGAGATATGAAAAATAAAACAATAGCTGTCTGGTTTTCGTGTGGAGCTGCTAGCGCGGTTGCTGCAAAAGTTACCCTTGATAAGTATGGAGAGCAAAACAAAGTTATTGTTTTAAACAATCCAGTCGCAGAGGAACATCAAGACAACCGAAGGTTTCTAGCCGATGTAGCGAGATGGTTAAACATCAAAATCCATTCCGTCATTAACAGCAAATATCCTAGCGCATCATGCGTTGACGTCTGGAACGATAGAAAGTTTATGTCTGGCGTGGCGGGCGCCCCTTGCACTTTAGAATTAAAAAAGCGCGCTAGGCAGGAATGGGAAAGCAAAAATCCAGTTGACTGGCACGTTCTTGGATTCACTCTTGATGAGAAAGCAAGAGCGGACCGTTTTATGCTTACCGAAAGAAGCAACCTTCTTCCTGTGCTTGTAAATGAGGGCATCACGAAGCAAGACTGCTTCAGTATTTTGTTGCGGGCTGGGATTGATTTGCCAGCTCCATACAAAGAGGGGTTCCCCAACGCAAACTGCATTGGCTGTGTGAAGGCCAGTTCACCGACATACTGGAACCATGTAAGAAAAAAGCATCCAGATGTTTTTGAAGAAAGAGCTAGACAGTCTCGAGAGATTGGGGCTAAATTAGTCAGGGTCAAAGGCAAGCGCATATCCCTTGATGAATTAGACCCGAACACCAAGGGGCGACCCTTGAAAGCAATGTCGATTGAATGCGGAATCTTCTGCGAAGAAACCGAATAATTGAAAAAACTAGGAGAGCATCCTGATGGCAATACAATTAATCAGTACCAAAGACCTCGCTCGCACGCATGGCGTGAAGACGCTGGTCTACGGCATGGCGGGTGCAGGTAAGACCACGCTATGCGCCACCGCCTGTAGCACCCCAGTCATTATCAGCGCCGAGGCAGGCCTCCTGTCTCTGCGTGAGTGTGACTTCCCGGTCATACAGGTCAAAACCATCACCGACGTGCACGAAGCACTTAAGTGGCTTTACCAGTCCGACGAGGCCAAGCAGTTTGATTGGGCCTGCGTCGATTCCATCACTGAGATTGCAGAGACCGTACTCGCACACGAGAAGGCGAACAGCCGTGACCCGCGTGCGGCTTACGGAAATACGCAAGACCAGATGATGACGCTGATTAAAGCCTTCCGCGACCTGCCAGAGAAGAACGTCTACGTGTCCGCCAAGATGGCGCGGCTCGAGGACATAGAGGCAGGCACCATGCTGTACCAACCCATGATGCCAGGCCGCCAGCTTGGCCCCCAGTTGCCTTATCTGTTCGATGAGGTGTTCGCCCTACGCGTCGAGAAAGACGAAGAGGGCAAGCCGTACCGGGTCTTGCAAACCCAACGTGACCACCAGTATGATGCCAAGGACAGGTCGGGTGCCCTTGAGATGTATGAAGCCCCGAGCCTGTGCAACATCGTTAAAAAGATGCAAGGAGAATAACCATGCCCCAACTGCCATTTGACATCACGAAGATTGATGCAGAACCCCAATCCACCGGTGAGTATGAACAGCTTCCGGAGGGTGAGTACGAAGTCCGCGTAACCAACACTGAGAACCGGGTCAGCAAGAACGGTAACGAGTACCTGAACGTCGAGTTCACTATCACTGGCCCGACCCACGCAGGCCGCAAGGTGTGGGACAACCACTTCATTTACAACGTGAACCCAGACAAGCCTTTCCCGCTTACGAAATTTAAGTGGCTTGCTGAAGCCTGCGGGCTGGGCAGCATCAAGGCCACCGAGGAGCTGCATGGGCGAACTTGTTCAATCAACGTTGTTCATCGCGGGCCGAACAAGGAGTATGAAAACGTGGACCGCTACTCACAGATTGTGAGTGGCCCGTCAGCACCGCGCGCTCCGGCAGCCGCAGGGCCGAAGCCACCTTGGGCGGCATAACCACAAGAGACGCCATGCTTGCCGCCTTAGGGCGGCAGGCTGGTGAGCAACAAAGACGTTCGCGTCGAATTGGTGCTAGCCAAATCGGCGAAGAATGCGCTCGCAAAGTTTGGTTCACATGGCGGTGGGCTGATTCGGGAGAGTCACCTGATGGGCGGCTCTTCCGCCTTTTTAGGCGCGGTGACATAGAAGAAGAAGTCATCGCAAAAGACCTAGAAGCGGCAGGCATCACCATCATGACGGTCGACCCACAGACCATGAAGCAGTGGGAG